CCACTACGCAGAGATTCTTCTAGAAGAGATGGAGAGTAGACAAAAAGTAAAGGGGCCTTTCGGCCCCTCTTCATTTCTTTCTAGCTTGACTTAGTGCGATGGCGATAGCTTGCTTTCGGTTCTTCACCAGTGGCTTCTTCTTTGGTCCTTTCGGATCAATACCACCATGTAGTTTACCAGCTTTGAACTCACCCATCACCTTAGCAATCTTAGCAGACTGCTTCTTGGTTTGTTTAGCCATTACTTCTTCATCATCTTCTTAGCTGCTTTGGCTTTAGCCATTGGCATTTTACCTTTTTCCATAGGCATTGCTTTCTTCATCGCTTTCATTGGCTTCTTCATTTTAATCTCCTTTGTTTACTTTTCTAGCTGTCTTGGTCCTAGGGAAAGAACGATTATTAGACTTAGTAGCAACGCCTAGGTTCTTCCCCTTATTGTCCTTTGGGTTGCCATTCCGATGTGTGACATCTTTACCGTCACCTTTAGATACCTTACCTGCCTTCATCAGCTTCGCTCTAGCAGTGTTTCTAGAGGCTCTACGCTTCTTCTGTTCTGCTGTGCCTTGGTAGTTATCGTATTCTTTTCTGTAATCTCTCATCTGTACCTCGCAGTTTTAGCAGCAATCTTCTTTGGTTGTTTAACAAACTGTTTACCAGCCTTAGTTCCTTCTCTCTTGGCCTTGGTAGTAGCAGCATACTCGGAAGACGAAAGTGCTTTGATTGCCTTCTCTGGTAGATACCTTTCACCTGTCTTGGAAGAAGGTTTGCCAGACTTGGTTCTCCATTTTTGTTTAGTCCAATCTACTAAAGACTTCTGAGGCTTCTTCATTTGTATCCACCACCCTTGGCTTTGTATTGCTTTGCTAGTAACTGTGCCTTACGAGCAGACCATTGACCAGCCTTAGTGCCAGCAGTAGCAGATGCTTTAATAGAGTTAAATAAACGCTTACGCATTTCAGGTTTGGTGTAGTTGCCAGAGGCGTTTACTTTGCTTACCATTTTACTTTATCCGCCCAATAAGCTGCACTCATCTTACCTTTAGAGATATTTTTACCATGTCTGGCCTTGAATGAAGCACGTTTCTTCTTCATACGATCAGATTCACCAGCCTTAGGCTTACCAGCAGTATCAGCACCCTGCTCACCAAAGCGAATAGTCTTTACCTTCTCACCTTCCTTAGCCACAACAACGTGAGACTTCTTTGGGTGCGTAGGCGTTCTCTTTGGTTTATTAAAGCAAGAAACACCAGCCCTTGCTAACCTAGAATCTTTTTCCATATCTTTAACTCCCTTATCATTCTTCCAATCTCGTTAGGACTAGGTAGCATAAAACCTAAGATCAAAGCTACAATCATTCCCCACGATACCTCATTAACCACTACTGTTTCTGCTTTAATCTTATTAGTCTGTCCTTGAGACTGGTCTACAACCTTAGCCTCACTCTGAAAGGTTGGCTCCGCGTAGCTGTGGTTCACTCCCAATACCTGAGTGTTCTCCTTGCCTATCTGTGCGTTGGAGGTTATCGTTGGACCCTTCTTGAGTAGGTCCATTGGACTGCACCCTGCGAGAAGTAAAGAAACTAAGAGGACTTGAAGTATTTTCATTTAACTGGCTCCTAGCCCAATCCATTCCGAATGCAGCGCCAACGTATAGCATAAAGGGCCATGCTAACATTTCAACAATAGCTTCTCTTCCAAAAAGACCTAAGTAGAATAGATATAGTAGAATAGTTACTGCTACTTCTCTTTTAAAGGTCTTAGCCATTTAAACCACCTCTAATGATCCAAGTAACAATAGCGCCCAGTAAAGAAGCCCCAGTGATCTTCGCTAGCCAAGACAAAGCATCAGCAATCTTCGTGACCTTATCAAAGATATTATCAACCTTCTGTTCTTGTAAGGCTAGTCTCTTGTCTAACTCATGGATGCTTTCCATTACTTTGTCGTATTCCATCTACTTACCCCCCACTGATTACTTTTACAGTAAGGCCCATAGCTAGTAGAGCATCTAGGCCATTCATGCCTACCACGACATTCACACGATTAGGCATAGCTGTGATAGGATCAGAAGTAATGTAAGGGATAAGATCACCTCCATCCTCCAGCGCGTATTCATCCAACGGGCCAGAGGCTACTAAGTAATCGTTCACCCCATCAGTCCAAATTGGTGCAGTTGTTGGGTCTATGTTAGGTTCAGTAAAACCTTGAGGGCTAGCAATAGTTACAATTTCCATTAGTACGCTCCTGTTTTTCTGTTGACCCAAGTTTCGGTGGATGTGATTTGGCCTGCGGTAGACTCAGCGCCACGAATAATCAGACTGTAAAGCCTACCGTTGAAAGGTAAGGTCGTCCCGCCGCGATGACCAATGTAAAGGACGGAATTGGAATAGTTTCCTGCGCCTTGGTCTGCTGAGTTTGAACCTGCATCCACACCATTGATGCGTATTTTTAGCAAATCTGTTGATATTTTTGCTTGCCCGCTCATGACACAGGTTGTTGGGGCTGCGACTACGGCTCCTATAGCTTTTGGGGCCGTCCCGCCTGAAAATAAAGCAATATCGTTCAGTGCGCCGCTTGGGGCCTCAATGCTAAATCCCCCTGTCGCCATGCTTATGCCGAGTTCGACAAAGAACGCTCTTGCAGCGTTAGATCGCTTTAGCAACCCAGCAAACACAGTCACTGCGTCCGTTGCAGAGAAGTCGATTGCACTCGTAACCATCCCGTCATCCACACCGTCGAAGGCGAGGTAGGGCCGACCGCTTGCGTCGATCTGGTATGTAGGACGCCGTGCGGATGTGGCTTGCGTGGCGTGGTTGCCACCCTGTCCCAATTCTCTAACTGAGATATTGTCATATGTTGCGATTGAACCAGAACCAAGGGGGGAAAATGGAATTGCTCTGAGCGACAAAACGGTCGTGGTCGCTGTGAAAATCCGAGAGCCAGTGGCAGCTGTACTTCCGTATTCAGCATTACCTGCGGAGGAGCCAAGAAACAAAATTGGCACTACCCCTCCAAGAGTCGCGGAAACAATATACGTTCTGCCAGCTTGAACGGTAAGAACCTGCCTGCGCTCCTCTTGCGCAGTTGCGCCTTGCGTGATCCGCAATACTCCATCAACGACTGCTGCGGAGCCGTCCCCAGCGGCGTCAGACCACCCAGTTAGGCCGTTGGAAAAGTCACCATTCGAAACCAACTCAGCCCCGAGAGCCAAACCCTTAGATTTATCCAGCATCAACCCAACAGGCTGCCCCGCAGCGGTAACGGGCGTTGTCCCTGCGCTATCCTGAAACAGCGTGGTCAGGTCAGATGGGTCGTACCATACACCTTGTTCGCTATTAATAAATAGTCTTAGAGGGGAGCCACCATAAAAAGTACTTCCCAATAGTTTACCCTTGTCACTCAAAGTCAAACCACCTAGACTTTTAAGATGGTCTAACCAAGCATCAGTAAGAGAATTTGTATGCCCTAGACTTTTAAGAACGTCCCATTCTAGGTCGTTAAGACTCGTGGTATTAGTATAATTTAAATACTCCATAAGGTAAGCTTTACGCTTATCATCCACACTACCGCTGTAGTCCCTAAGGACATCCAAGTAGGCATCATTTAAATTATCCATTGAACAACTCTCTTTCTTCTTTACGTCTTTTAGTTAAACCATCCAAGACTACCATCTTACCAGTGGTCTTACTTTTTTGTTTATTCCACATAAGAAAAGCATCAGCAGCACCAATGTAATCTTTTTGGTTTAACTTCCTAAGGACAGTAGATTTAGAGAAGTTTGTAGAACCAATATTAAAGATTAACGAACCTAAAGCATCTACTTGATCTTGATTTACAGGGACAGTAATGTATTTATTAATTGCTTCATTAACCCAAGCTAAATCTTGTTCCAACAACTCTTCAGCCTTAGCCTCAGTAATCACCATACCCTTTTTAGCTGTCTTAGTATGACCATAGCCAATAGTCCAAACATCATCCTTGGTTGGAAGGTAAGCAACTAATTCAAGTTTTTCAGATTCTTTGATAATCTCTATGTTTTTAATCTGCATTAGCCACCTACTTTAACTGGTGTTCCATCCTTACGAATAACGTAAGTAACTCCATCCACAAGGATCACATCACCAGCAGTAAACTTACCAGCAGCAGATGCGGCTAGGAACTCTTCATTAGTAGTGAAATTAGCATCAGGTTCACCTAGGGACGATACAAGAGCCTGTGCTTCTTTAGAGACGGTAGGTTCAGCAGATGTTGCTGTCTGTGCCTCTACAGTATTTGTAGGAGTTGCTTGTGCTGTAGTATCAGTTGCAGTAGTGGTGGTAGGTGTAACAGTAGCTATAGGAGTTTGCATACTTGTTTGAGGTGGCATTACACTTTCTATATTAGCAGTTGCTTCTTGAGCAAAGGTGGCAGCTTCTTGAGTAAATGCAGTAGCACCAACACCACGACCAGTACGAGAAATAACAGAAGCAACAGTTTCACCTCTGGTTACAGTACCATCGTTGTTAGTGTCTAGGTTTTTATTAGCTGTGTACTCTTTAGAACCTTTCTCATACATTACATAAGTCTCGTCCTTGCCGATAGCTTTAGGCCAGTGGACAGCCATATAGACATCACCAAAGTTCTTTAGTCTGCCTTTGTACGGTTCAAGATACTTAGCTACATAATCCATCTGCTCTGCTCTACTCATCTTAGCTAAAGCATCAGTGGTTGTACCAAGACCTTTAGCGGTACTAGACATAAACTGAATCAAACCAGTAGCGGTTGAGTTAGGATTCTTAATAGCAGGGTTCCAAGTCTGTGCAGACTCAAAGTCAATTACTCTTAAGATGTCTTCTGGTTTAATACCTTGGTCACTGGAAAGTTTATTTACTTTATTCAGAAACTCTGTATCCTTAGCTACTTCTTCTGGAAGTTTGTATTGAGTAGGTTGCTGTGGGCCTTGAGGAGCCTCAATAGCTTGTACTTCTGGTTTAGGTAAGTTACCTTCAAGAAGTGCTAACTGTTTATCTACTGCGGTAAAACGATCAGTTCTTGTCTGCATATACGACATATTTTTAGATAAGTCTAAGAAGTTTTGGTATCCTTGAGCAATTGCTTGTCTGCCAGCTACTTCTGATGTAACACCTTTAGCTGCGATAGCTTTTTCAAAAGAACCACCAAAGTATTTATCTACATAGTTAGCTGCACTCTTAGAAGCTGGATTTGATAAGTCTGGAGCAGTAACACCATTCTGGATAACTAAACCTCTTTGTCTTGCCTCTGAAATAAAAGCATTGCTTACCGCTGATCTTTGAGATGCGACAGCATTTCTAGCTTTATCTGCTAGTGCAAGACCGATAGAAGGGTTAGCTTCATAGACAGTATTGATTGATGTAAAGAAAGCTGGATTAAATACCTTGCCTAAATCTTCTGGCTGCAAAGCCGAAGTATCTAGTAATTCTACCTTAGTAACAATATCATTTAGGTCAACAGCTAGAATACCAGCAGTACCCTCGCCAGTACCAAGAGCAGTAGCATTAGCTAGAATCTGCTCTCTTTGATCATTAGGCGAAGTTGCTTTAAAGTCAATAGTATTTACTTCATTAAGTACTTCAGGAGTTTGATTTTCAAATTCAGTTACCAGAGCCATCATGTCACCAAAAGAACCAGTCTTTAGTGTCTGGTAAGCATCAAAGAACTGACTACCTTTTTGAATTTGTTCATCGTACCCAGCAACAATAGCTAAAACATCGGAGTAAGCACCGTTAGCGTCAGGTTGCAATCTTGCCAATAAAGACACAGGCAATTTATCTTGACTGACAGCTTTAGCAATAATAGCACTAATAGCCCGATTAGTATCAAAAGCAATATTTTTATCTTGACCAAGGCCAATAGCGGCTTCAACAGCAGTTGTTACAGGAACAATGTAATTGTCTTGGAAGGACTTCCATCTTGCGTCAGGAACACCTGCTGGTTTTTGAAGGCCACCAAACATATCGTTGTATTTTGCTCTTAATTGACTAGCTTCTTCTGGGGTAATAATCTCGTCTTTTTTAATTGTTTTTAAAGCTGATTGGATATCGTTACCAACCATTACTGCTCTATCAGTGTAGACTTTTTCTGCGGAATACCAATCTACTTCTCTTTGCTTTTCAATTGTAGCTATAGCCTGAGTATTAGCTTGTAGGGCTTTTGTTTTTTCTACTGCTAACTGATGTACTTCGAAATCAGGTAGGTCAGGATTTTCTGCTTGAATTAGATAAATAGAACTTTGATATTCAGGAGTAGCTGCGATAGCTGCATCATTAGAAATACTATTACCTAAAGTTAAATTAACTGGGATGCCAGTAAAGCCAGAAAACTCTGAGTTAATGCTATCGTCATTAGAACCGTATTGAGTTACATAAGTTCTGTAAGCATTACGTGCAATACGATCACTTGCAGTAGTATTACCTTGTTCTTTAGCCTGTCTTGCAGCTTCCATCTGTGAGTAGAAAGCTTGCTGGTCTAACTTTTTATTGTCGTCTAGAGATACTTTAGGTGGCTCAGGTGCTTCTCTAGTTGGTAAGAAACCTGAGATAGCACTTAGTAATCCACTGGTAACAGATGGTCCAGACACAGCTTCGGTAGGTTGAATACCTTGAGTTAGTTTTGGTGCAAAGTCTGCCATATTATTCCCCAGCAATTTCTTTAGCTGCTTCTGTATAGCCAGCTAACATAAGTGTTTTAATCATCATTTCAGTAGAATCAAAGTTTGTTTTACTAAAGATTTGATCTTTTGCTTCTCTTAAAGATAAACCTGATAGGCCATAACCTTGTAAGACAGCATCCACATCTTTAAGTAAGCTGATTCCAGCAGCAATGTTACCATTTTTAATCTGATCAAATGCTTCCTTAGTATAAGGCAAAGCTTTGTCAATTGCAACTTGTTGTTTCTTTTTAATGTCAAAAGTTAAACTACGGATATTCTGTTCATCAATAGTCTGAGAAGGACTAAAACCAAGTGCTTGGAATACTTCCTGAGAAGTTGTAAATGGACCTTCTGTTATTGCACCAGTACGTGTACGTCTAACGTCACTCATCATCATTTCATAAGCCATGACAGGGTTATCAATAATCTTCCACGCTCTTACAAGAGTTTCTAGATCATGGCTCATCATGTCCCAACGACCAGTACCAAAGGTCATAATAGCACTTAACGCAGAGCCAGCAGTATCTCCTGCAATTTTAAATGCTGGCACAGGTGACTGACCATTATCAACAAACACAGAAGAGGCTCTTTCCATTAACGAAAAGAAATCTAAACCCATTCTTCCGCCAAGTTCAATGCCGATTGTTTCACTAAGCATTGTATCGCCAAGACCTTTAATAATAAAGTCTCGCATTTCTTCTGGGAAAACCTCAGATAACTTTTCTCCAACTGAGTAAAGACCAAGACCAGCAAATCCAAACATTAAAGCTTGAGCGCCTACAAATCTTGTCTTTTCAGCAACAGTCAAATCACCAAAGAAAATAGTTTCTAAGGCTCTGATTGGGTAAGCACTCCATTGGGTAAGGACCTTAGACACAGCACCAGACTGTGCTAAAGACTTTTGAGCAGAGTTCATAGCAAAACTAATTGTTCTGTCTCTGGCTTGGACTTCGTTAAGGAATTTAGGAGACTTCGTATCTAGGTCTGGAAACTTCTTAACTGTGTCTAAATACGCAGTAATTCTAGATACAGTAGATTGAAAGTTTTCCCCAGCATAGTAAGGAATTCTAACAATATTGCCAATTTTAGATAAAATGGTATTAGGAGTTACAGCATCAGCAGTGTCTTCTACGATAGCACCACGCATATAACCTCTACCAGAATCAAAGATATGCTCTAGTAAAGCTTTGTTTTGTTCTGGTGTTAAACCAGCAAACTTAGCTAGTTTACCTTCAATAGCAGACCAAATGGCAGGATTTGACTCTCTTGCTGCTTGACGAATAAACCCCGCCAATACGACACCCTTAGCACCATTAACTGGGGACACAGATGCAATCGTAGTGATATGAGCGCCTTGTAAGATCAATTGACTTGGATCAGCCATCTTTTGAAAGAAGCCTAGACTCATTAAAGTACTAGAAGCATTGTCCACACTTTTACCAACATAATTCTGATAGACATTACCAAGAGTTTTATTTTTATTGTAAATAGTTTCAAAAGCACTTCCATTGATTTTATTCACACCATCAGCAAACTGAGGTGCAAAGCCATCATACATATTTAAACGTCTTAGAATAACATCTTGTTCATTTCTAAGTTTAATAGCAGCCTTTGTGTTACCTTCAATAACAAAATCTCTGACTTTACCTTCATCAGTCATAGGTCTTAAAGAAATAGTTGGCTTAGAAATATCACCGTTTTGTGCAGCATTTTCTACAGCTTTAACCCAAGAACTTGTAGCTTCCATTCTGTACTGAGTCTGGGCAGCACGATTAATCATACTATTAAACTGATTGGCCACAGCAAGTACTGGGTCTGGGTTTGAAGTTAGATCACCACCAAATTCTCTAAGAACAATATCATGTCTTGAGTACGAAGTGTACCTTTCAACAGACATATCTAACAAATGGCTATCATTAATACCATTCCCAAGTTCACTAAAAGTAGCTAGTTTAGCATTTCGTTCTTTAGAGAAAATATTCTTTAAAGGATTTACTCCTCTTTCATCAGTAAATTTTAATAAGTCCTCAATATCTTCAATAGAAGTATTCCAATCAGAATTGTCTCTAATAACTTTATTAAGACGATCTTTCTCTGATTTAGCTAAAGACTTAGCCCCATCACTGGGGATTGAATCTCCGAATACTTTTCTGAGTTCTTCTGCAATTTTATTAAACTGACCAACAGCAGTTGTAGCTTCTTTCTCAGTTCTAGCCCCGATAAGAGTAGCCCAACCATTCGAAGTATCTCCTACAAAATATCTTAAATCAGGGTTAGTTCTAGGACCACCAGCATTATAAGGGAAAGCATCCTCTAAGGATGGTAATCTAACTTTACCTTCAAAATTAATCGCGTAATCCGAGTAGTCAGACTGTCTATGGCCAAAAGACATAATAGCTTGATTGTCATCTAAACCAGAGACACTTACACGCTTACCAGTAGACAGGTCGTGTACCCAAGTTTGGATGCCTAAGTCTTTTAAAGATTTCACTGTTCTTGAGGTTGGATAAACAATATGTGATACACCATTATTCAATTTAATAACAGAAGCATTTTGACTAGCTAATGCACGAAGCCTATCAGAAGCCATAGAGAACCAACTGAAATCAGACATATCAACAATATGTTCGTAGGCTCTAATAGCATCTACTGATGGTGCCTTACCAGCTAGTGCAGTATAATTTTGAATAAAGTCAGTTAAAGATAGCCATCTCTTAGATGTACCATCTTTTAATGGAGTGTCGCGCAGTGTCGTAAGTACCTTGTTTACATTCTCTAACTCTAGTCCATTTAATTTATTAACTTCTTTAAAAGCTTTTTCTATATCTTTATGGTAGGCTAGATGGCCAAACTCAGCAGCATCCGCTAGATTGCTTAAATAAGATGACGTATTGTAATGAGCAGCAGAAAAGAATCTACCTACTCTAGAAGTCTGTACCTTCTTTAAAAAACCACCAATAGAGTTTCTAACTTCTGGCACATTAATGTCCATAGCAGTTACAGCTTTATTATAAGGAACACGAGTTTCACTTTTAATTACAAACTGACCAGAACCAGTATCACTAGTCACAACTTTATTTGTCCTAGTATCCATAATAACAGAATTAGGAAACTTAGATAATTCTTTTTGAGCAGTTGCAAATGATTTAAAAGGAGTTCCATCTGTTCTACCAAAAGTTACAGATGCCTTAAAATTCTGTAAACCTTCGTTTACAAAATCAAAGTTAATTAATTTAGTTGAACTTGCTTCTGCAAGCTTTGTAGCCTGAGACATAGCCCAAGTTTCAGCAGTATCAGAAATGTAAGAAGAACCAAAAGACTGTTTAGACTCTCTGGTTAAAAACTTTTGGATTAGAGTATTCTTTGTTTGTGACGCTTTAATACGACCAAATGAAACAGGAGGAGCAACTGTAGGTTTTAACTTAGAAGCGTAAGCTTCTGGAATTATATCGTCTACAATCTCTGCGTCTTCAACTGCTTTAATATTTTTAACTCTTCCACCAAAAGAACTTGTTTGGCTTGGAGTTTTAATAGACCTCGCATCTGCTATCGCCAAATCTTCTACAATCTCTCCGTCAAGGCCAGACCTAAGGACAAGAGCAGTAGACTCAGCGGCTTCTGTTGCCTTAAGAGTTCCAGCAGTATTCCTTAGTCTACCCACGATAGAACGTCCAACCTTAGCTACTTTACTAACACCACCAAGACCTAGAGTAACTATATCAACTGCTGCACCAGCAGAACTAACGTAGCCCCATTCTTTATCGTACAGGATAAAACCAGCACCTTCTACTGCCTGTAGTGCTTGCGCTCCTGCCCAGCCAGAAGTAAAACCAATATTTTCTAGTAAACCTTTTGAGGCCATATTATCTACATAGTTTTGTTCCCAGATACGGTATTCATCATCAGATAAAGTTCTAGCCGCAGTCCAAATATCTCTTGACTCTGCTCCTGTTTCTGTACCGCCACCAGTAAAGCCTTGTTTAATGTCCCTAACGCCAGCATAAGTTGAGTAAGCAAGGTTGTCGATAAACTCAGAAGCAGTGTCTACAATACCTCCACTTGAAGACTCAATATGGTCCATAATTCTATTTTGTAAGTTACCAATTCTTCTCTGAGTTTTCCATGCTACAGCAGAAGTAGCATCATCATTCGCAGTAGCAATATCTGTCACAGACAAAAGTTCCATTTTACGAAGAGCAGAGTTTACTTCTGATTCTTTATTTACTTGGTTTTGTAAGGTTTCTAAAGATGCACCAGCTTCAAGTTTAGCGTTTAAACCTGAAATACCAACATCTTTGTAAGTTACTGGTTGTAGTGGAACACCGTTCTCATCCACAATTTTAGTAACTTCTTCTTTAGGCAATCCAGTAGCAAATTGTAAGTCTTCTACATTACTCTTGTAAGTAGAAAAACTAGCTTTTGGTTTAGGATTTTGAATAGGATCAGTTAAGAAGAAGCTTTGGATTGGCTGAATAAACTCACTCATTAAACTCTTCCCGATAGTGCTTTTGGCAATAGAGCATTAAATCCTTGTCCACCACTAAAGTAATTAAATGCCTTGAAGCCAAATTGGCCTACGTCACTATAGGTTTGGGCATTAGCGTTAGCCATAGAAATTTGACTATTAAGGCCAGACATTTGAGTTGAATACCCAAGAGAACTTCCTAGCTGTGAACCTAGAGAAGCCATACCACCAGCTAGACCTGATCCAAGGTTTGCTCCACCTGCAACAGCAGATTGAGTAGCTTGCGCTCTACGTATTTGCGCTTCACGAATAGCTTGTCTTTGGCTATTTCTATTTTGTAACGCAGACTGTCTTTGCTGTAGAGCGGCGCTCTTCCTAGCTTGAGAAACAGAGGCTACTGTTCCAACTGCTCCTACAATAGCACTAGCTATTAACGCAAACTGGGGCATTTAGTTCTCCTTTTCAAAGATGTCAAGATCACCAGAAATACCGACTCTAGTAAATGACAATTTCTTTAGTAACTTTTTAATTTTAATATTATCGTGATCAACAGCAGCGTGTAACTTTTTGTACCCAGCTACTCGAAAGAAATCACAGAATCTCTTAGTGTCATCAAAGATTGATAGGTAAGTACTCTTGGTAAACTTATTAAAGTACGGAAAGTGTACTGCTACAATATCTTCATTGTACTCTATATCAATTCCATAATCAATATTAGTTACAATTCTGATACGCTTAGATTCTACCATTCTTACCACCAATCAACCCGTAGCCTAACAGGACAAAATCCTTACCAGTTTCAGAGTCAAAACGGAACCTAACAGTTTTGCCCTTACCACGAAGTTTTAACCTAGTGTGAACTACGGTTTCTGGCATATTGGCGTTGGTCAGATCACTGGAGTCTACCACTGGCATTCTACTTAGCCTATAGCCCTGTTGAGGAGCCGTAGAAGGGGTCTTAGAGAAGTCCCAGTAGGGTGATACCAGAATACCCGAAGGACGCACTAGATCGTATCCTGTAGCCTCTGAGCCTACCCACCCAGTTTCAGTGCTACGCATATAGACTTCGATGTACGGGGATGTCTTATCAAGCATCAAGTCGCCAAAGAACTCATGTCCTGCTACTGCGTAAGAAGAATAGTCCACATTTGTCCAATCATAAAATGAACTATTGGTAAAACCAGCCATAGTTAATTTATTTGTTGACAAGTCTCTCGTAACAAGTACAATGGCGGGATCGCCTGTAGTGAAGTCAGATAGCTGTGTACTAATAATATCATCTGTACCTTGGTAGACATCATCTAACCCTTGTACAACATCCAGTGCTAAGGCTTCGCTTCCATAGCCACTGTAGAAGGCAAAGCCTACGATATCATAGCCATCAGATACCTTCCAAGGGTAGAAAGCTTGTAGTGTGATATCCAAGACAATAAGATTACTATACTTAGTAGTCTTAGTTTCATTGTTATTTGGATAAGCCCAGTAAACCTTTTTGTTTACTCTATCGTACACACCAGTAACTTTAGTCTTAGCAGTAGAGGAAATCTTGTCTAAAAAAGATTGAATGGTTGTGATACTCAAATTCTGTTCTTGTTCAATACCTACAGACTGATCTACACTAAGGGTATGAATACCAGTTAAGGACCACCAGAATGGTAGACCTTCTGCTTCAATAAATGACGAAGCATTCTGGATACCGATAGGAGAAATATAACTAATAGCGTAATCAGTAGCCCTAAAGATATTGTCTACTCCTGAAATCTTCCAGACACCATTTTCTGCAAAGACAAACAAATCTGGTCCACGAGAGTATAGTTTTTTAATATTAACAGCATTTGGAATGCGAATGACTCCACCATCTGTATCTAAGAGATCACTGATTTCCTCAGAGGTTGGATCGTTTTGTTGATAGCAATCACCAAGTTCACTAAGTGTTTCAATTGTTCTTGAGAATAGAATAACACCAGAGTTTCTTGCACTCTCTAGACCAGCATAGAAAACTCTGCCAGCATACGATGCAACACTTTTAAATCTAGATGTCTCAATCTCTGTAGATAAACCAGCTACACCTGATGCTGTGCTTCTATCTTTACTGAAGAAGTTTAAGATAAATCTACCATTACCAAGCAAAGAAGTACCAGAGTAGATTTTATTAAATTCAGAAGCGGAGAAGTTTCCACTAGAGTCTTTACCAGAATACCAAGGATGGGTCAAAGGAGGCCAAGAGCCATAAGTAGTCTTTAAAGCAGTAGACCAACCACCATTAAAGGTATCATATTGTCTTTGGAGAGAAGCTGTTGCAGAACTAGTCGTGTAACTTCTTTTGTCACCTAGCCAGTCAAAGTCTCTAGTATAAAATGTAAGTTGGTTAACAGTTAAAATACCTGTAGTGTTATCTCTTTGGATATAGATTGTATTAATAGCAGGAGAGGCTACAATAAGCGCACCATTAATTGAAGTGAACTGGCACTGAGCATTAGCTGCACCAACTCCACCTGCTACTTCATAAGTAGTTAAATTAACAGTAGCCGAGTCTTCACTACTAGAATAAGGAAGAGTAGCTTTAGCATAAAACTTAAGGCTTGCTCCAACTTGAATGACTAAAAATTCTAATCCAGATTGCCCGCCAACATTTTCCCACTTATCAGTTACTACAGTAGACGAGTCAGACATAATAAAAGAGGACAGCACAAAGCTATCCTCTAGTTCTGCGCCAAGGCGTCTACGACGAGAACCGTCTCTACGAAGATCACAATTAAGTTCATCAATAGATGCGTTCTCAGGAAATGTTAATTCACCAGCTTCTGTAATTAAACCTTTAATAAAGGTGTTAACTACTTTTTGAGTTAGTGACTGCATTACGTTCTTTCCTATCTTTATCTAGTCGTTCATTCTTTGCTGACTGAGTTTCTTTAGCAGTAAGAAGAAATGTTTGAATACCATCAATAGCTTTATCAATAGAGGAGTACATACCAGAGAGTTCTTTAGGTACTGGTCCGTTCTCTAACTCGACCTTAAAAAAGATATAACCACCGTCAGCTTTATTAACAAAAAACTTAGATAGATACTTAGGTGATTTAAGAGAAGCTAATTGGTTAGTTCTGTCGATACTAATTTCAACGTCCATACATTGGCCTTTTATTTGATTGTTTTGTTTTATAAGAATCTCTTGTAGCAAAAGATTTAATACGTCTAGCCGATTGTTCAATCTTAGGATCAGAACCATTTTTAAACAAAGAGAAGCAAACTGATTTAGCTTCTGCTAGTAAGTAAGCCAGTAAGTTATCATCTAAGGCTGGGACAAAGGAATCACTGACAGTGAATACGGGGAATGTAGAGCCAAATGCTCTTGTTTTACTCTCCTGCAAAGTAGTTTCAACTGTTGCATTATACGAGTTCATTACAATATGTTCATCGTCAAACGAAGTATAGTAGCTAGGTTCTGCTGTATTACCAATTAATAGAGTAGTACCGGCATTAACATCAAAGACACTTAAGCCACTAGTTGGCTGTCTACTTAAGAATGTAAGTGGGTCAGAGTAAATAATTTCTTTATACATACCTACGTCACTGGCGTAGTACACTTTCTCTAATTGCTTAGTGTCAGATGGGTACGTAAAGTGAGTTGGCCTAGCAGTCTCAGATAATGAAGTAAGTTTAATTAATTTTTTATTCTCTGGAATTTCTCTGCTGTTAAGAATCGTATAATAAACATCTTCAATAACAGAGGCAATTTGTTGTGCTTCAACAGAGTCGCTGATGCTATTAACATCTTGCGAGTCCATATCAGAAAGAATTGATTGGACCATTTCTAATAGTGTTCTTTTCATTACACAGCAATCCCTGAAATACAAATACTACCACCAGCAAATAGTACAGTGGCGTTAGCACTAGATTTAACAAATACTTCAATATAGTCATTAGTGTTTAACTGCGTAACACCTAAAAGAGAACTTAAATGGTATTGGGCGTTAGTGGTAGAAATAATATTTCTAGTACCAGATAACTCTACACTATTCTTGTAAACAGAAAGTTGAATATCTTTTGCAGAACCAGATGCTTGCGATAAAGAAAATCTAATATCAATAATAGCAGCAATAGACTCAGCAGCATCATAACGAATACGAGCGTTAGGGCTGCTTAAACCAGTAAAACCATTGTTAGTACCAATAGTAAACGTAGGGTTAATCACAGCATCAGTAGTCGTAGCTGCGATAGAGTATGGAGAACCAGTACTAAAGGTTAAGTAACCATTTACAATACGACTATTCTCAACCCAGTTACCAGAACCAGAACCGTTAGCTACATAAATCTGTCCAGCCAAAGCAGTAGATACACCCTTTGATTCATGGATGTATGGGTCTGAAAGAGTGTTGTGATTAATGTTTGCCATGTGATCTCCTAGAACTATTGTACTACTTTACTCTTTTATAAGTCAATAGAAAAAGGGCCACTTAAGGCCCTTCTCCTTAGTTTAATTAGACCACAACGTACTCAACGACCAGCTTACCTTTACCAGCGGTAAAAGCAGCCGTACCATACAATGCACCGATATGCACTGCGTTTTGGCCTACCGTAGCAGCAGCATTCACTGCCGAGCCAGCGCACTTCAGCACTTCACCGATAGCGTCAACAGTCGTCAGAGCAGAAGCCGAGGTGATACCAGTAGCAACCACAGCAGTACCCGATGGCAGGTAAGTACCAATCGACAACGTAGCCGAACCACCCGAAGTAGCTGCTTCCGTCATAATCAGGTAGGCATCTACAATATACGCACCAGCAGGAAGCGTAGGCGCATTAGGGTCAATCTGTGCAGCACCGAAAGATGAGCCAAGAGTTTTAAAGTCGATGTTGTAGATAAAGCTTCTACGGATTTCATCAACAGCAGTACCTCTCGTCTCAACAACTCCTTGGTCGGGGCCAGTAAGAGTATAAAGACCATCAGCATTAGTATAAGACATATTTCTCTCCTTTTATGAAAGGGAAAGGGGATTTCTCCCCTAACCAATTAGACGTTAGTTTTGCTCATAATACGAACCATGTTCTCAGGGCGGTACAGTTTAACACCGTAACGTGCCGTGGTAACATACTCGTGGCGTTGTTGGTCTTTCTCGTACTCGTAGTCAACTTCTGGCATTTGACGCCATGCACCAACAAACGGAGTAACAGTCGAAGCAGCCGAGAAGAACAGGTTGGCTTTACCTTTGTTTGTGGAGAAGTCCACGTTTGCAGGAGTACCAGCAGCGTTAGTCAAGGCACTATCCGAAATTTCTTTCAGGTAGTTCGAGGTATAAACGTCAAAGCCATAGATATTACGGATAAACGTCATACCAGTAGCGATACCCGAAGACACAATACCTTCCCAACGAGCGTTGTTCGAAACGTCCGTAAGAGTCGAGAGCGTATTCAGAGTGAACTCACACGATGGGTCAACGATAGCAATCAAGTTTGTATCAGGCACGTTAGCCTTCTTCAAAGCAAAACGCGCACGAGCGAAGTCGCTAACCGAGATAAACGCATTAGTACCCGAAGCAGCCCAACGGTGGTTCACACCATCAATAGCTTGGGTCGAGTTAGCAGAAACACCAACTTCAGGAGTCGCCAAGGTCGTGGTTTCAAAGTGAGCCATGATTGCACGTTCTTGCTCAGGAACAAAACGCGACTTCAATTCAGCCGAATAGAACGAGTCCTGTTCAGCTTTTTTGGTGATGTAAGTAGCCGAGGACAGATACTTATCAATGGTGAAGTTGAACTCACCAGTATCCATTGGGCGGTAGACAACCGAAGTGTCTTCCACATAGTCATCAACTTGTGCTTGACCAATCGAAGGAATGGTGAATTGGTTGCCATCAGGGAAGCCCGACAACATACGCACGTATTTTTGAGCCATCATTTCATCGCGCAGGATTTCTTTCAGTTCGCCAGACCAAATCTCGGAACGAGTAAGTTGGTCCATATTAGCAGTGGTCATACCAGTCATTTATTTTCTCCTTAGAGTCCAAAGTTTTTCCCAAGACGTTTTTTGTCTTCCAACATTTGTTGTTGCGTCTTAGGGTCAAAGTAGCGGGATTTATCAGTTCTACGAAGGTTTTGGTAATAGTCCCAATTCCGATCCGTAGTGTTCGTTAGGTTACTTCCTTCTGTCCGAATAGTTCCTTTAAACAGGTTAGGAACTTCTTTCTTGGCTTCACCAATAAGTGTAAAGAAAGCAGTAGGGGACTCAGCAGCAATTTCTTGCATACGGGTTAAACTCATACCAAGTTCTTTGGCCTTCTTAGCTACAAAAGTGGCCGCTTCTGTACCATAGGTCTTCTCAAGTTCTTGGTTTACAAAATTAACATTAGTCGCAACAACTTTCTCTTTTTCAAGAGCATTAAGAGTTTCGCTAACAAGGCTTTTAAGATCGTCTCCACCTACTTTTGGCTTGGTATCACCACTAGTAACAGTGCTGCTTTTATCTTCTTTTGCTTCTTCAGTCTTAACGGAAGCAGTCTCCGTAGCCTTAGTCTGAAGTTGTTCAAGTAACTGTTTAGCGTAGTCTTGTTTAGCCATGTCTTCACGAAGTTGTTTAGATTGCTCTTCGAGTTGAGCAACATAAGCATCGGCTTCGAGTTTACCTTTAGCTAGAACTTCGACGTCTTTCCAGTTCTCTCCCTTAGCTTTTACGAGTTGATCCAGAAACGAGGTTTGTTCTTGAGTCTTCTCTTCGGTCCCCGTGGTTTGGGTAAATACGTTCATACTATTCCTTTTCAAGAGTGATAAGTTTAATTAAGTCATCAATGGCTTGGTTGTACTCATTGATAGCTACTTGACGAGTCTCCCAGTTAGGGACATCGTAATCTCGAACAGAAGGTTTCTTTTTAACTTCCTGTTCAAGAATTTCTTTCAAAGCATCAAAGGCATTCTTGTAGCCCAATACTTCTCTAATTCTGTTTTCTTTCTCTGGTCCCTTAAGACCCTTAACCCAAGTAACTTGCATTACAATCCTAACTGTGCGTCAGTCATAAGACTTTCTTGATTTGAAACCTCTGCATCTTGTTGTTGTTGAGTTGTTTCAAGTTGTTCTTGAATCAAGATGTTGTCTCCAAATAAGGTTGGTTCTCCAAGTTCTTCTGCAAGAATTTTAGCGAACTCTTTACCAGAAAGGTGGACACCAACGCTAGGATCAGAGGATTTAACTTGCCACAACTGGGTAAGATTTTGGACTCTTCTGGCACGTTCTGCGAAGTGTCTTGCACCAACTGGAATGATCTTACCGTTAGCAGTAATATCTTCCTTTTTAATGTCTTTAAAAATAGTGACATTATTTTTATCATCAAAAAGGCTAATAGTATCTACAGTATTCATATTGCGGCGAGAAACCTCAAGCATCGCATTAAGAATTGGTTCGATAAATACTCTCTCAAGGTGCGCAGTTTTGTGTTCAAAGATGCGAGAAGCTGCGTTTTGTAACGATTGGACTTCAAAGGCAGTCTTTTCACCAGCAGTTCTAATACCCATAGCTTGCTTAGGAGCGCCAGCCATTTCTTCCATTTTGTTTTCTAGGATAGAAATTTGCATATCTGCTTGCAATGCAGTACCATCAGGAACTAAATAAGATACATCACCTTCTTCACCTAAGTAGATTCTTGCTGAAGGTTCAAAGTCAAAGTCTTCTACGTCTCCTCTGATCTTCATAATTGGATAAGCAATCTGATCAAAGACATCAGCTTTTAGATTCTCTAGGTGGTCGATACGGTACTGCATACCAACTAGATTATCTAATGGACCCATAGCGTAAAGATTGTCTGGTCTTTGTCTCCAACCAGCATGGAAGATTGGAGCGTGGCCTAGCCAAGAAGGATTCTCTTTATTCTCTAATACGAATGCACGATCAACAACGGTGATCATACGATCTTTCATTAAAGACTTATTTTCTACATCATACATATCACCGTAGAAGGTAAGAATTTCTACGTAGTTAGAACTGTAATATTGTTGAATCGAAGAGAAGCCATCAGCAATAAAGCCATCCGCTTTCTCAAACGAAGTATCACTAGCAACTCTTTGACGAACATCCAGCATTTTTGAAATAATAGGTTCTAATGCGAAGTTAGTCTCAGCTAAACGAGCAAGTTCACCCAGTGTTTTAATGCTTCTAATAATTTTAGGTGTCTCTACAAATGATGCAGCTACTGGGTTAAAAACAATGTCGTATGGTGAAATGCGGACTACCTTAGGGCCAACATAACTAGCAATAGATTCTCCAGTCTCTTTTTGTACTGTATTGCTTACCCAGTCTACTGTAGCAAAGCAGTTACCATACTGGATGTAGTCAAATAGTAAATCAGATGCTGTATTAACAAAGTCTGATTTTCTAATTTTATTTTCCATATAAGCTTGGATAACATCTCTTTTAATCTTTGTGTTAGCATCTCTAGAGTTAGCCTCCCAACGCATCCACTTTTGTTGTGGAAACAAAGTAGCAAAGTAGTTAGCATGGAGGTTATCCATGATTTGAGTTAGCTTAGGAGTAGTCGTGGTGTTAGACCAAGGCAGTAAAGAGTTTTGTGTAGTAGTAGTATCTGTAGCATACAAATAGTTGCGCAGTTGCTTCCACTCAACAATCTTTTGATTGCGAAGCATAGACCACTCAGAATACTTATTACTAATCTCGACAGCTAAGTTATCGGGATTAATAATATACTCAAAGTCTAATGTAGTCCCAGCCATTAATTACTTCCCCTAAATTTAACTTGCGACCAATCAATGCTACTCTTACGAGAACGGTTAATTGAAAGAGTAGGTTTTACTGCGATATCAATTGCAGCCGCTAAAGCATCTTTTACGTCATCATGTGGTGGGTGTCTAGCCATTAACTCTTCTTCAAGAGTCTGAATATTACCACCTCTATAATGCCATATAGAAAGATTGTCGTATCTTGGTTCTAAGGTAGCAGCAATACGCTCTTCTTTAGAACCTTTGTTTGGTCTGTACTCATCAATAGAAATAGAAAGACCATTAGACTTAATAGTATCTTTTAACTGTTTAACAATAGCCATCTGAGCAACTGTAGTTTCTGCTCTTAGTTTTCTAAACGACCACTTGGTAGATAACTGTAACAAGTGTTCGAAGTATTCAGAAATTCTATCTGTTTTAAAACGATCAATATCTAGGACATAAATATTATTCTCAGAATCTACACCAACAACAACGATAGCAGTATAGTCAGCCTTCTTACCTAAACTATAAGCAAAGTCGATAGCAGCAAAGACATTTAGTCTACCACCTCTATAGTACCAGAAGCCATTCTCTAATGTCAAGAACTTTCTATCGTAATACTGAAACTTGTCTTTAGAAACAGGCACATTGTCAGGATCAGATGGATCATTATAGTATTGCGCTCTAAATTGGCCTCTGTCTAGGTATTGTCCACGTTTCTTAGCTAGTACTTTAATATCAAAGCCAAACCACTTACCATCCTTACGTTGCTGTCTAGGCCATAGGAACTCACCTGTCCCATCACCACGATTCTCTACTGCTCTCTCAAAGATTTCATAGATAGGTTCTTCACCAATCTTATTTCCATCTTTGTCATAGAGTTCTTCTTGCATCTGCATAAGGTCATTATACAAATCAATAGGATGGTATCTAGTACCTACGACCCATTCTTTTGCTTCTGCACCTTCGATAGAAGATAAGAGAGAATACTGGCTTTTAACCTTTTCTCTACCTTCGCCAGTGTAAGCATTTTCGTAAACAACGCAGTCATCAAGAACTGCAATATCGCAGTGCAAGCCTGTGAGTGATGTAGTAAGACCACCAGTAAAGATTGAAGGGTCACGGATATTCTCCTTCTTTCTATCGGGGTGGTCTAAAGAGATTTCACTAGAAGTCCACTTTAGTCTCTTACCTTCTTCTGGATGAATGTGTTCAGGCCAGTATCTACGATAGATATCAGATGTAAAGATACCCTTCATAAATCCTAGTTGTTTTTCAGCTAGGTTAGCAGTAGCAGAGATGTAAAGAACCCTAAGCAAAGGATTCTTAGTTAGTTCCCATACCACACGATATGCAACCATACGAGACTTCTGATGGTCCCTAGGAAATAGAACTAGCTGGTGGCTCTTATGGTTATCCCTAGTCCACCATTGCAGTAACTCAGAATGACACTGGCCTAATACCTGTTCAGGTGCAATTAGGTTTACAAAGAACTCTAGATCATTCTCTGCTCTAGTTCTAATATCTTCGATTAAGGACATTAAGGCTCCACAGGCCAAGCTACATTCGTAGGAAAGCCTGATTGCTTAGAGATATCACGCAACTCTTGACGATAGTCTGCCCACTTATCTTGATCTACTGGTGTATCTAATACTTGAGTCCAGTCAGATGCTGTTAGCAGGGTATTACGCTTTGTACGTGTCTCTGCCGCAAGTTGGTCGTTAGATGGCTGCAAAGCTGCAATCTCTGCTGCGGTATACGGGCGAATTACTTGCTCACCAGTTTGAGCATTTGTGATTACTTCAAACATTACTTCACCCCATAGATACGAATTGAACCAGCATCAAACGCGCCTGCCGTTACAGATACAGATACGCTTGTTGTTGCTGTGCTATAACCTGTTTGAGCTAATGTTGCATCACTGGTAAGAATGGCGGGTAAAGCCAATCTAGCTAAAATCGGGCTTGCGATGCCATTCACCAAAGAAACTGTAACCATCCCAGAAACTAACCCAGTTGCGGGGGTAGCGTTCATCACCTTGCCTGCGCCAATACTAAAATCCTGAGATGTTCCGCTGTTATGCGACACCCCATTCCACTCAAGCACAAGTTGCTTGTAAGATGTAAGGGTAAGACCACTTAGGGTTTGGGTAGAGCCACTAGTCGTAGTCAGTGTACCTAGCAGTGTCATGCCAGTTGAGGACAATAAAGAAGTGGCTACAGCGTCAGTCACAAAAGCAGTAGTAGCTACTTGAGTTGTGTTAGTCCCAGCACTCGCTGTAGGGGCCGTAGGAGTGCCTATGAGAGCAGGGCTACCTAGTGGTGCTTTAGCATCCAACTGCGTCTGTACGTTGCTCGTTACCCCGTCTACGTAGTTTAATTCGGCTGCTGTAGCATTGATACCCAAGTTGATGATAGCTTGTGGTTTATTTGTCAGGTCACTTAGGTTGTTTGTAGTGAGCATATCACCAGTACCAGCACCAGAGGAACCCTTCTCCGCAAACACTTCTAGTTTACCAGCACCTTGGTCTACGCTGAATGTACCAGAGGTGTGAGCGATCTTAACAATATATACTGTACCATTATACTTTACTAAGTCATTTAGGGCATATACAGTACCCGTGACCCACTGACCTTTCCATTGAGGAACAGTGACGAGAGATGTGACAATCTGACCATCAAGAGTTAATTCTCCTGTAATACCAAGATCACCAACATTGTTAATATTATTTCCGTTTAAGTCTAAGTCAGCAAGCATAGCATTAGGTGTACTGCCATCTAAGGACAGAGTATTATCAAATGCGTTTCTTAATCCTTGAAAGTTATTATTAAGCTGGGTATTTGAAGCAAACCCAGAAGAAATATTTGTGAGTGTTGGTTTCTTTGCCATTAGTTCATTAACCCCATACCTTTAAGTCTAGCAATGTCATCACCTACAGAGTCTTCTTTGTAGGCTTGTTCAGCAGTTTGAGCAATTTCTACTCTAGCTTTTCTTTTTTGAGCAGCAGAACCTACTTCTTTCCAAGGTTCTTCAATTAAATACTTAGCAGCAGTAAATGCACTACGACCATTTTCCTCTACTTCTTTAATAATAGCAGCAAAAGCCTTCTGTTTACGCTTCTGAGAAACTACTTTACGCCATTCTACTAGCTGTTCTGAGACAAATGGAGAGATTTGTAACTTTAACCAGAATCCTACGTCTCCAAACACCTCTTCAGCAAAGTGTACTTCAGATGGATCATCAACAGTTAGGGCTACGAATAGCTTATAGAGTGAAATAGCACCATCTTTGTTCTCTCTTGAGAGAGTTAGGACAGAATCTTTGTTATACTCTACAAATAAATCCTTGGTTCTAGATTTATTATTAGTCGTATATAGGTCAGAATGGGACAAAATAGGCATAGGTTCTCCTTTCTTCTATTATAGGAGAGGACAGAAAAAATGTCAACATATACTAAAGGTACTAAGAGTACCTAATAGTATTTAATACTATTAATAATAAAGAAATAGTAACTATAGGTATCTATAGTACACATATAGTATTCTATATAGGGGCGAACCTTTTCGATTTCAAGGGGTGATCCTGCATTATCTGATTTTTATTGAGAAAATCTTTAGGTGTAATACAGAATATAAGAGCCACCCCCCTTCCCCCCTGCCTACCCTTTCGGATATACCCACGTAAACTTTAGTTTATATGTCCTAAACTTTAGTTTATGTTGCATATATGTCACACATTAGGTATTCCTGAGTGTTTTACTTGGGATTAATACCCGACTAAATTGGTCGCCTTTAATACCTGAGTGTTTTAGTAGGTTTTAAGATATGTCAACAACGCTGACCTATTAACCACATGAAAACAAATAAGAACACGCGCGTATCTATATACACAAAACACCAAGCCCTGTCCTATACTTTCGGATACTTTTATATCCTTTTTCTCTCTTGCTTTCCATTTGGTTATGGTGTCTAAAGGGACCACGGAAAGACAAGACGGAACAAGACGCAGAACGGAACGGGCCACGGCCTAACAGAAGATGCATTTGACCGATAAAGCCTAGCTAGGTGTAAGCAAGCCCTAGCAGACTATGCCAAAGAATAGGTTGACTAGCAGACTAAAAAGACACTAGGTTGAATGGGACAAAACAAGATACCACGGCCTCTTGAATAACGGCCATGCTCTTTGACATTGTTATCAATACCGCATCACTAGGGCTTGACCGATGATGTGACCTTGACGGGGTTAGCGTGGTTACGCTATGTGGTATGGTGTGGGTTTAACCCGTGGTATCTTAAGGCAAGCCACGTAAATAAAGGGGCATACTCAAATTGCCATAGATTGCTAGATAGACTATATCCTTTAGTATACTTAGAACACTAAGAAGAATAGCTAAGGGATATAGCTATTGTCTTTAAGAATAGCTATAAACAAAGGAGAAAGCTATGAAGTTTAATACTCTTAATGATGGCACTAAGGGGTTCCGCTTTAATGTCCTAGGCCAACAGGGTCTGTATCGTAAGCGGTCTAAGGTATCGCACAAAATCAGCCTATCGGCAGGAGCAAAGGGAACCTTTGTGGTGCTGCACGTTGGCAAGCGTAGTCTGTATTGGGAAAGCAAAGGGGCAGTGCGTATGCTTCATAATCTAGCAGGTGGCAAGTAATGCGCTTGCGGGATATGGTAGCAGAAGTAGTATGCTTGGCAATGCTACTAATCCTAGCCTATAGCCTAGTAATGGTAGCCTATGGTATAGGGGGTTGATTTAATAGTTGCACTAGGTTTAGGCTTAGTGTAACTAGATAAGGCAATCAAACAAAAGGATGATATGCTATGTGGAAAGGTAATCTTCTATCTGCGGGTAGTAGTGCTAAGACTGTTAAAGGTGATGGGTCAGAGTATATTACCGCTATCATGTATCTTACGCCATACAAGTCTTTGGGCATTAATACCTGCCCTATGGCAGAGCAAGCTAAGTGTATCGAGGGATGTCTTAATACCGCAGGCCGTGGAGTGTTTAACTCTGTCCAAGCTGGTAGGGCTAGAAAAACACAGTGGTATGCTAGTGATAGAGATGGCTTTATGTCTATCCTTTTCAAGGATATACAATCCTTTGTTAAGTTTTGTTCTAGGCTTGGGGTTGTGCCTTGTGTTCGTCTTAATGGCACTAGTGATATCCGTTGGGAATTGATCAAGGTAGGTGGCTTTGCTAATATATTTGAGGCTTTCCCGATGGTGCAATTCTATGACTATACTAAGATTGCTAATCGTAAGATCAAGGTGACAAACTATCATCTTACTTGGTCTTACTCTGGGGCTAGTGAAGCATACGCAAAGCAACACGCTATTGCTAAGATCAATAGCTTGAACATTGCTGTGGTGTGGCGCAAGGCGTCCAGCATCCCTACAGAATACTTGGGGTTGCCTGTGGTCGATGGTGACAAGGATGATCTGCGGTTCCTTGATCCCAAGGGTGTTGTTGTGGCTTTGTATGCCAAGGGTAAAGCCAAGCGCGATACCTCTGGCTTTGTTGTAAACTGAAAGGATAGGCTATGATTTATGAAGAAACAAAACACTTGACAGAGTTAGATGCTAGGTCTAAAGGTGAAGCGTTCAAGACTGCATGGGGTTGGGGCTATAACCCTAGCTATAGCGTATACTTTGATGCAACCAAAGATGTGTGGGTTTGTGAGACAAGCCGCTATTCAACCTGCGATTAAGGAGAGACAACATGAGTGAATATTTCGTAGTGTGGGCTGGTGATGATGGTGTTATCACACAGTCTAAGGTTGTAACAGATGCTGATCCGCACATTATGACCCCTTATGACTGGGCGATGCTTGCGGCAGCGAGTGAAGATACTGTGTTAGAGGGATGGTAAAGCTATGCCTTGTTTTGTGTGATCGACTATCCAACATACTTTTACCAGTGAGAGGAAAGACTATGACTAAATTTGATCCAACAACAAACCGTATCCAATTTGGACTACTAGCACCAGAAGAGAAAGAAGTAATGAGAGGGTGGCCTCATGGGTGGGAATACTACAGCCTTAGTGACGAGCGTTGGTATACACCCTATGTCCCTGCATGGGACTCGAACATAACATACCGTTGCAAGCCCGTGCCTGTGACCGTGACAACATATTTAGCTATTTTTGATAATGGAGATGTCGGGTTTACCTTTAGGAGTTATGAGGAAGCATTTTCTAATGGTTTTCCCTCAGGAAATCTAGTTGGTGTCTTGCGTATAGACATTACTAACGGTGTGTTGCGGGTTAAACTTGTAGGAGGATAAAACTATGACTAAACTTCGTGACATTACTATCATCCTTTACCTCTTGCTTAACCTTGTGCCACAAGCACAGGCATGGTATCAGGTGCAGGTAGATCGACACTATGAAATCTATGCAATTGATGCGGGGATATGGGAATGACTAGTGATGATAAAGCAATGATTACCTTTTTTGCTGGGTTAGGCATTATGATTTTACTAATTGTCTGGATGGTATTAGACGCAGCTAATCTGTCTAACTGCCTTAGTGTTGGTATGCAGTGGGTTGATCACGACTGTGTGGTGATTAAGGGGGAAACAGAATGATCCTAGCAGCCTTATGCCTTGCGTCTAATGTATACTTTGAGGCAAGGGGTGAGCCTATCGACGGACAGATACTAGTGGCCGAGGTTACTCTCAACAGAGGTAGTGACATATGTGCCACAGTGTTTGATCATAAACAATTTAGCTGGACTTCTGAAAAGAACCTAGTTATAGAAGACCCAGAAGCGTTCTACCAAGCCTTCATCCTAGCCTCTGACATGATCAACAACGGGTGCATCATGTGCAGTGACGCTACATACTATCATGCTAAGTCAGTCAAACCCTACTGGGCTAAACACTTGACAAAGCTAGGAAGTTACGGAAACCATGTGTTCTACAAGGAGTAATAAGAATGAACCTCAAAGATATACTAGAAAAGGAAGTCAGAGATTTGAATGACAGGAAACTTAACTTTTACGAAAGTCAGAAGGGTGATAGGTTAAAGGGACTTGCTAACATTGCAGCCATTCACGAAATGGTTAATTCCTACCAGCGGGTTATCAATAACTTGGAGAAAGAAAATGCAGACTATCGTTGAAGCCACACTAAAAGCAGCAGGAACACAGTTTGTTACTGTTACCTTCTTGACAAAAACAGGAAAGGAACGGACTGTAAACGGGTTGCTGATTAAACCAGATGAACCATCACCAGCAGTTGACCTTGGCTATACCTTGATCTGGTCGCCTCGTATCGGGTGGCGTTGTTTCAAGACCTCTAACGTAATCTCTGTAAAGGCTGGTAAAGCCATCATCTCGAAAGGATAATAAAATGAGCAAAGAAGTGACCCTTAACTACAAGTTGACCCCAAATGTTGTTGCTTTGATGTCACACACTGATGGAGATATTCAGAAAGCTGTTGAAATGGTTGTTGCAGGTTTGTATGTGATTGCTTACAACGAACCAGATGATGATAGCGTATGGGATATCATTGATATTATGATCCCTAATGTAATGGCTGATGCTATCGAAGCTATTGTTGCATACAAAAAAGAAGGAAACTAAAATGTCCTACGATAAAATCTTCAAGGCTTACTCTGACTGGATCGGTGCTTACTTTCGTGGTGATCGCACTGAGCATACCTTGCGGGGTATCTACTTTGACATGGTTAATAAGCTGCCAGAAGGAGAGGCAAAACATTGGCCGATCTAGCGGTAGTAAACGAGGTTGTCACCAAGCATCTTTATGGCTTTGGTCGTGAAGCTGCTGCATGGGTTATGTTGACACAGATCAACCTAGGTGATATGGCTCAATTCGAGGGTATTGTGAATGAAATCTATGACCAGATTGACCAAGGTGGTCGTCATGTGTCATTAGGTAACATGATGTTCAAGCCAGAGGATTTTATTGCCTTTCGGATCGAATAAAGAATAGCGGGTATGGCGAAATGGTAAACGCAAGGGTCTTAAACACCCTAAGCTGTCGGTTCGAGTCCGACTACCCGCACCAAGGTTTACCACGCAGTAATGCGGACCCTGTGGATGTTACACAGTGAGTAGGGTTGATCACCTACAAGGGATTGGGATAAGCCCGTAAGGCTTAGGGTTATAGCACCCCTCGTCCTCATAACTAGCGAAAGCTACTGTTTTTTACTATATTGCCCTAGATTTGGGTAGACTTGTAAAACACAGAAGTGTTTAAGTAATGCAGCCATAGCTTAACTGGATAGAGCAAGAGATTAACTATGATCAAACTCCCAGTGGCAGTTAGGACATAAAAGAATAAGGTTAGATAGGTCATTGATCACTGAAAGTTTTGTTTCTAGTGGGTAAGAAGAGACTGCTTTTATATGGCAAATCTCAACGTGTTTACAATACCCACAGTGAGCGCATGACTTTTCTAGGTGGTTAGTAACTCTTCTAGCCCTGCTACGAACTAAAGCGAAAGCACTAGACGGATGATGATTCTTGTAGATGGCTTCACCTAAAGTCATATCAGGCATAATACATTCGTCACAGACTGTTCGACCACTTTTTAGTTGACAGCCGCATCTAGTGCAGTTATTAGTTTTAGCAATACGTTTGGGTATCAAAGTGTTGTTAGTCTTAGCAGCACAAGACCTAGAACAAAACTTTGCGTTAGTCGTGGCTAGACCACAGTTAAAGCAAGAAACCATTGGGTGTGTATCCTCTCTGTCTTCTAAACAGTTGAAAAGGTAACTGGAATCATGTGGGTTCGAATCCCTCCATGCCCACCAATTATACACTATTCGAAACATCGGGGCAACTTAAAATCTCTAGGTTCGGGGTTCGAGTCCCTGTGGTTGCACCAATTAACTTAACAAGGAGAATAAAATGGCTGCAATCAAAGAACTACCTATCGCTGGTATCACTGCTGACTGGACTTGGGCTGATGACACTTTCCGACCAGTGAGCCGACCAAAGATAACTGACCCTGATAAATTTTTAGAGACAGATAAAACCAAACCAAAGGAGACTACTATGGAAGAAGAAACCACCAAGACTATCTTTATGCCACCAGATACTAGCTTGAAGGCTCTGGATGCTGTGCTTGATTCTATTGGATTGCCAGCTTTCAAGGACATCTTTGAAAAGACTAAGGCATCGGAAACCTTTGCGGTAAAAGAGGCAACTCTTACGGAGACTATTAAGGCTAGTAAGAAGGAAAATACTGGTCTTCAAAAAACTATTACTGTTCTTAATAAGAAGCTTGAGGCTAAACCCTTTGAGGGTATTAAGGTAGAGACAGATGGGACTCTCCCAGACGGTAAGGTTACTATGGTAGAGGCTTGCAAGGTCTTTGATGGTATCAAGAGCAAGATGCTTGTCCCTGTATGGGAATGGACTGGTGTTCATCCTATGGTCCCTGCTAAGAACCCTGACTACATCTTCCGTGAGGACATCTTGATGCGGACCTTGTATGCTCTGGTATCCAACCAGCGTATGTATCTGCAAGGTCACACTGGATCAGGTAAGACCACCTTGCTTGAGCAGATTGCAGCACACCTTAACTACCCCTTCATCCGTATTAACTTTGACTCTGAAATCACCCGTATGGACTTGATTGGTCGTGATACTCTTGCACAAGAGGGTGGTGTTACTGTGTCTAAGTTTGTTGAGGGGCTGTTGCCACAGATGATGCAGACACCTTGCATCGGATGCTTTGACGAGATTGACTTCTGCCGACCTGATGTTGCATACGTTATGCAGTCGGCATTGGAGAACAACTCCTTGCGTCTGACAGAAGATAGTGGTCGTGAAGTTAAGCCTCACCCAATGTTCCGTATGTTTGCCACTGGCAACACTGTGGGCCAAGGTGACGAGAATGGTATGTATCAAGGCGCTCGGCCTCAATCTCTTGCCTTCTTGGATCGCTTTACCATCTGGGCTAAGGTAACTTATCTGAATGAGGGCCAACGCTTTACTCTTATCAAGAACAAAGCAGAGACACTTGCTGATGACGTTGTAGGTATCATTAACAAGTATACCACAGAACATCTGCAAGGCTTTATGGAAGGTAAGATTTTACAGCCTATCTCTCCACGGGGTATGATTGCATTGGCTAAGGCTGCTGAACATCTTATTGCAGCTAACCCATCTGGCACTGTCAATAAGAGCCTTCGTGAAGCTATGTATATGACGATCCTTGATCGTGCTTCTAACGGCGACTACTCGACACTGAAAGGTATTGTTGATAGGGTTCTGCGTCCGTAGTAACAGTGGGGTCATCAGGAATAAGCTTGGTGACCCTTATACTATCATGGAA